CCATTGGCAGTGGCCAGAATCTATCTACCGCGTTTTCCCATCAACCACCGGCGAGGAGGTGTCGAATGGCCGCCAAACCTGGCCTGCGCGCAGTGAAACCGGACGAATCGGCACCGAAAACAGTCGCCGCGAAGTCGGTGATGCAGGCCGCCGCCACCGGCAGTCATCGCGATCTGCTGGTGGCCATGCGTGAACGGATCGCCAAGGCGGTGTCCGACCCAGACTGCCCGCCGCGGGATCTGGCGGCGCTGACCCGGCGCTTGCAGGACATCGCCAAGGAGATCGAGACGATCGACCTTCGCACCAAGCAGGACATTGAGGAGAATGGCGCAGCCGACGACGAAGCGTGGGACGACTCGGCTATCTGAGGTTTCGCGCCATGTGGTGCAGCCGGCGGGGATCGCCTCGACGGGCTGGCCCGCAGTGGAGAAGCGTTGCCGCGACATGGGTCTGGAGTTCGACGGCTGGCAGGTCGGCGCCGGACGGCTGATCCTGTCCAAGACACTCGACGGCAAGTACGCCGCCACGGTCGGCGGAATCGGGATGTCGCTGCCACGCCAGGTCGGCAAGACCTATCTGGTCGGCGCGATCGTGTTCGCGCTGTGCACCCTGTCGCCGGGATTGACGGTGATCTGGACGGCGCATCATTCCCGCACCGCAGGCGAGACGTTCCTGTCGATGCAGGGTTTCGCGCGGCGCCGCAAGATCATGCCGCACATCGACGCGGTCTACAAAGGATCCGGGGACGAGGAGATCCGGTTTCTCAACGGATCCCGCATCCTGTTCGGCGCCCGTGAGCGCGGCTTTGGCCGTGGTTTCGCCGGCGTGGACGTGCTGGTGTGCGACGAGGCGCAGATCCTGACCGATCGCGCCCTGGACAACATGCTGGCCACGATGAACACCTCGGCGAATGCGTTGCCGCTATTCATGGGAACGCCACCGAAGCCGGAAGATCCGTCTGAGGCGTTTCAGCGGATGCGCAAGGACGCGCTGTCTGGGGAAGCCAACGACATCGTGTGGATCGAATGCGGCGCGGATGAGAAGTCCAACCCCGACGACCGCAAACAGTGGGCGAAGGCCAACCCGAGCTTTCCTCATCGCACCCCGCTGACGTCGATGCTGCGGCTGCGCAAGAAGTTGACCACCGAGTCGTGGATGCGTGAAGGGCTCGGCGTGTGGGATGCCGACGATGTTGCCGTGTTCAACATGGATCGCTGGTCTCGATTGGCCAGGGCCGCCGCCGAACCGCCGCTGCGGGTGGCGTTGGTGGTCGATGTCGCACCGGACCGCAAATGGTCCTGCATCGGGGTGGCCGGCAAGTGTGAGTCGGTCGACGACACCACGCTGGTGCTGTGCTACTCGGCACCCGGAACCGACTGGGTCGCCGCAAAAGTGGCCGAGCTGGTGGAGTCCCGCGATGTCGCCGAGGTCGGCCTGGTCACCACCGGACAGGCCAAGGCTCTGCAACCCGATCTCATCAAGGCCGGCGTGGAGTTCGTCAAGCTCAGCGCGCAGGACATGGGCGCGGCCTGCGCGGCGTTTCAGGAAGCCGTGAAGTCCAAGACGATCGCACACGTCGGCCAAGGCGAGCTGGACACCGCACTGGCGCATGCGCGCACCCGCTACACCGGCGAAACCGAAACATGGGACCGCCGCGATCAGACCGTCGACATTTCCCCGTTGGTGGCCTGCTCGGCAGCGTTCTACCGGTGGGGACTGCTGGATCACTCATATTCCGTTCTTGATTCTGTCTGGTAGAGAACGGGATCACCTCTAACTCCGAGAAAGGGAGAACAATGGCCATCACTGTGCCCACACCCGGAGGCGATGCCGTTCCCGGCGGATACCCGGCCCCGACACCGCATCTCGCGGTGGTCGATCAGGATCCTTACGTCGCCCCGACCAGCCTGCCGTCGACCAACGCGCCGGCACCCACCACCGCAGCCTTCGACGTGATCGAGGCCGGTCTCGGGGATGCGACGTCGCTGTGACCGCACCCGATCCCGAAGTGGCGCTGACGGTGACCATGTGCTCGGATGTGCAGCCGCCGCAACTGACGGCTGACGACGCATTCCTACCGCGCCCGGTGCAGTTCCCCGACGGCCCACCGACTGCCGACAGCTACATCATCTAGTCGCTGGTGACCGCACTACAGGCAGTATGCCTCGGTGTCGCCGTGGGCGTCTTCGCCGGATTCGGTCTGATTGTCGCCGGTGTGGCGATCATCGCCGGTTTGGCGTGGGCGCTGATCACCGGCGGCATCCTGTTGGCGCTCGGCGTGACCGGCGCCGGCGTGGCATTGCTGTCTGAACGTGGCGGGAAAGAAGCCGAATGAACTTGCTATCGCGCCTGACCGGCGAGCAGCGATCATTTACCGGCTGGCCTTGGGACACCGGCGGCCCGCCGCCGTATGTCTCCGTCGGCGTGGAGCGCGCCCTATCACTGGTGCCGGTATTCGGTGCCGCGCGCGTGCTCGGCGACAACATCGCCTCGCTGACCCCGGCGCTGTACACCGTGGACAACGACGACGTGTGGACGAAAATGTCGACGCCGTCGCTGTTCGTCAACCCGTCGGTCAACGGCACCCTGTTCGACTGGCTGCAGCGCGCCGTGCACTCCATGTGCCTATGGGGCGACGCCGTCGGCTATGTGACGCAGCGCAACTACTACGGCTTCCCGACGATGGTCGAATGGCTCAACCCCGATCAGGTGACGTGCATGGACGGCAGCGCCGGACAGTCGCCGTATGACACCTCGGGATCCGCCGGTGATTCCACCGGGCCGGGAAGCTACATGAACCCGCTGTGGTACTGGCGCGGCCGGCAGATCGACCGCACCGACATCGTGCACATCCCGTGGTTTGCACTGCCGTACAAGGTGCGCGGCCTGTCGCCGATCGGCGCGTACCAGACGATCGCCAATGTCGGCCTGGGTGCGCAGGATTACGCCTCGGCATGGTTCCTCAACGGCGGCGTTCCTCCGGGGACGCTGAAGAACAGCACGCAGAAGATCTCCAAAGAAGACGCCGACATTATGACCGCGCGGATCACCTCGAGGCTGCAGCAACGCAAGCCCCTGGTACTCGGCTCGGACTGGGAGTACACCCCGATCGGCGTCAATCCGTCCGAGGCGCGTTTCGTCGAGACCGCGCAACTGACCGCCAACCACTTGGCCGTGATCTACGGGCTGCCCGCGGAGATGCTGGGCGGCCAGACGGGCGGATCCCTGACCTACAACACGGTCAGCATGAACGCGCTGAACTTCCTGACGTTCTCGCTGCGACCGTGGCTGGTGCGCCTCGAGGCGGTCCTGTCGAATCTGTTCCCGCGCGGGACGTTCGTCAAGTTCGTCACCGACGAGCTGCTGCGGATGGATCAGGTCACCAAGGCGCAGGTCGATCAGATGAGCCTGGGTTATCAGCCGCCGCCGTGGAAGTCGCAGGACGAGGTGCGGCGCAGCAATGACCTTCCACCGATCGGCGGATTGGCATCAGAGCTGGTGCCGCCGTATCGGCCCGCCGCCGCCGCGACGGCGACTGCGCAGGCCTCCGACGGTGAAATCACGCCCGAGCCCACCGACGCCGGCGAAACCGACGACGCAGCCGAAGACGACGGCCAGCAGCGGTCGCTGCTGAATGTAATCCGCGCCGTCAACGGTCACGGCGTCATCGGCGTGCCGAATTGACAAGAGGGATTGACACATTGGACACCGCCGAACTGTTCTCCGCGCTGCGCACCGCGTTCGCCAGCGAGTATGCGTTCCTGATCAAAACACAGAACGCCCACTGGAACGTCCAAGGCCGCCTGTTCTACCAGGATCACCTGCTGTTCAATCGGATTTACAAAGAAGTAGGCAAATCCATTGACGACTTCGCCGAAAACCTGCGCAGGTGCCAGTGTTTTGTCCCGTCGGGCCTGGAGAAGATGGACGACCTGACCATCATTGAGGACTGGCCATCCGACACCGTCCCGGTGGAAGACATCTACCGCACACTGCTGGCCGACAGCGACGCACTGGCCGACCTGTTCGCCGCCGTGTTCGACCTCGCCGAGCAGTACCACGAACACGGCCTATCCAACTTCATGGCCGACCGCCAAGACCAGCACCGCAAGCATTCATGGATGCTGCGCGCGTCACTGGAGAACTGACAACATGCCAAGGAGAGATGCCATGTCCGAAGCGCCTTGGGAGCCAAGGAAGGCAACCCCTAACGACATGCCGGCAGACGCCCCGCTGGAGTCGGCGCCCGAATTCAGAAACGCACCGCCGGATGTGGAGATGCTGTATGTTAGCAACTTCCGCGGCTTCGAGACCAAAGGATCGCGCGTCGAGGTCCGCAGCCGCGACACCCGCACCATCGGCGGTTATGCCGCGGTGTTCGGTAAGCGCAGCGTCAACCTCGGCGGCTTCCATGAAGTGCTGGACCCCAAGACGTTTAACAAGTCCCGCGCCGACGGCTTCCCCGGTGTGATCTGCCGGTTCAACCACAGCGACGATCTGCTGCTCGGCACCACCCGCGCCGGAACGTGCCGTCTGAGCATCGACGGCAACGGCCTGCAGTACGAGGTGGACGTCCCACAGTGCCGCAACGACGTCTATGAGATGACCGAGCGCGGCGACATCGCGCACAGCTCGTTCGCGTTTCAGGCCTATGAGGATGACTGGTCGCACGACGATTCCGGTTACCCGGTGCGGATGCTGTTGTCGGCGCGGCTGATTGATGTCGCCCCGGTGACCAACCCCGCCTACCCGGATGCCACCGTCGGCGTCCGGTCACTGGCCACCCCCGGCCTGCGGTCACTGGCCCGCCACATGGACGTCCCGATCGAGGACGTCATTGAGCGCGCCCAGCGCGACGAGTTGCGCAGCTTCTTCATCCGCACCGACAACCGCAGCGGCCTGATCATTCCCGATCTGGAACCGATCACCGAGCCGGCCGAGTCCGAGTCGGATGATGACGAGCCGACCGTGGAGCCGGAAGCCACCGAGTCCGAGAGCCGTTACAGCGGCAAGTTCGGACCGGCGGCGCTGATGGAAATCCTCGGCCGCCGCGCCGACGATCCCATCGTCGCCTAACAGATTTCAGCCCAACGCCAGAACGGGTGATCGGCAGGACTTTACCATCCACCGACCCCGATCTGCACCGTGCGCGTGGCGCACAACCACCCGAGGCAGGCCGCGACCACCTCGAAACACACCCCGAATACAAAACCATTCCCCCGAAAGGACGTGCGCAATGAGCGCATTGGTTAACAAGCTGCGCGAGCAGCGACTCAGCACCTGGGAGCAGGCCAAGGCTGTCGCCGAAGCTGCTGCCGAAGAGAAGCGGTCCATGACCGGCGAGGAAGAGCGTCAGTGGGATGAGGCCAACGCCGAACTCACCAAGCTCGACGAGCGAATCTCCAGCATCCTCAAGGGTGAGCAGCGCGACAAGGACGCCGCCGCCGCGATGGAGGAACTCGAGTCCCGCAAGGTCGATCCCCGCATCGCCCCGAACGCCGCCCCGGCCATCGACTACGGCGCCGAGCTGCGCAAGCTGGCCAAGTCCAGCCCCGGCACCGGCTTCAACGTCAACTGGCCGACCAGCACGGTGGAGCAGCGCAGCCTGCTCGACAGCAACGTGCCGCTGCCGACCTCGTTCGTCGGTCAGCTCTACCGCTACCTGATCGACACCAGCACCATCCGGCAGGCCAACCCGACGGTGTTCTCCACCAGCTCGGGCGAGCCGCTCGCCGTGCCGCGCTCGACCGCCTACGGCACCGCGAAGTGGACCGCGGAGGGTGGCGCCATCAGTGCGTCCGATCCGACGCTGTCCGCTGTCACCCTCGGCGCCTACAAGCTCGGCGTCCTGGTGCAGATCAGCCATGAACTGCTCAACGACGAGGGCTTCGATGTGGCCGGTTTCGTCGCATCCGAGGCCGGCATGCTGATCGGCATCGCCGCCGACACCGCCTATGTGGCCGGCACCGGCACCACGCAGCCGACCGGGTTCACCGGCGCGGCCACTGTGGCCGTCCAAGCCGCCACCGGCACCGGTTCGCTCGTTGGTCTGCCTACCAGCGGTTCCTATATCGGTGGCGACGTGCTGGTGGAGCTGTACCACAGCATCGTTCCCCAGTACCGTCCGCGGGCGTCGTGGGTTCTGCATGACCAGACCGTCAAGGTCGTTCGCAAGCTCAAGGACACCACCGGTCAGTACCTGTGGCAACCCGCTCTGGTCGCCGGCCAGCCGGACACCATTCTGGGCCGTCCGGTGTTCCCGGATCCGAACATGCCGCAGATCACCGCGGCATCCAAGCCGGTCATCGCGTTCGGCGACTTCAAGGGCTACTTCATCCGCGACGTCACGCCGCTGCGGTTTGAGCGGTCCGACGAGTACGCATTCGGCACCGATCTGGTGTCGTTCCGCGCGCTGTACCGCACCGACGGTCAGCTGGCCGACACCAGCTCCGTCAAGACCTATTCGACCGCCGCGTCGTAAGTAGGCCATCAGGATTTCCCCGGCGCGCGGTGTCAGTGATCCTGCGTCCGCGCGTCGGGGAGACCCGAAAATCAGCCCACCACCACCCATTCAGGAGCCCAATCATGCGTCTGCGTATGAAGATCCAGATCTCCGGCACATTCCACGGCCGCGAAGGTGTGAACCCCGGCGACATCATTGATGTACCCGACGAGGTGGGCGCCCGTTACTGCCAGCTGCGTTACGCCGAACCGGTCGCCGTGACCGACGAGGAACGCGCCGTCGCCCCCAAGGGCGAGGATCGCGCCGAACCGGCGCACGACACACCCCGGCGTCGTCGCACCACTGCGAAGCACACCGCCGAATAGCGTTGAAGGTCAAAGGCTTCGCCCGACAGTTTGAGGGCGGCGGCTACTACCGGATCCGGCTCCCGCTGGACGAACTCGGACGCCACGGGCATGAGACGTCCTGGTGTGGCGCGAAGTCCGACCAGTCCGCGGAGGGCGCCGACGTCATCGTCGGTCAGCTGATCGGCGGCCACAGCGACCCGGTCACCATCCATCAGTGGTGGCGCAACCTGGCCAAGCATTCCCGCCTGGTCTACGAACTCGACGACGACCCGTTTGAGATCGAAACACACAACCCGGTCGCCTTCGCCTACGGCCGCCCGGAAGCACAGGACAGCATCGCGCACTGCATGCAGGTCGCATCCCTGGTCACAGTGTCCACCGAACCACTGGCCGAACGGATGCGCACCTACAACCCCAACGTGGTGGTGCTGAAGAACCGCATCGACGAATCACTGCTGAGCATTGAGCGTCCGCGCCGCGACAAGGTGACCATCGGCTGGGCCGGCGGGGCGTCGCATCTGTACGACCTCGGCGAGTGCGCCTACGGGCTACGCAAAACCATCGACCGGCACCGCGACGTCGACGTGCACTTCATTGGCCCCGACTTCACCAGCGTGATCCGTCGGCCGATACGGCACACCCCGTGGTGCCCGACGACCACCGACTACTACCGGCTGATCGATTTCGACATCGGCCTGGCCCCGCTGAAACCGAGCGTGTTCGCGCGGTCCAAGTCCTACATCAAGGCATTGGAATATGCCGCGCTGGGCATCCCGGTCATCGCCTCGGACGTCGAACCGTATCGAGACTTCGTCGTCGACGGCGTGACCGGCTACCTGATCCGCCGCGACCATGAGTGGGCGTCGCGGATGCGCGACCTGATCCACGACGCCGACATGCGCGCCGACATGGGCGCCAAAGCCAAACAGGTCGCGGCCGACTACACGATCCAGAACGGCTGGCCCGACTGGGAAGCCGCTTACCAGAGCGTGCTCTGACATGAGAAGGGTGTGACATGACGTCGCCGTACATGTTCCCCTACGCCTACACCGGGGCGCCGTTCTTCGAGGTTGACGAACTCGCCGCGCGGCTGCAGATCAGCATCGACAGCGACGACCCGGCGGCGTTCCTGCTGGCGCAACTGGCATCGGATGCGGTGCGCGAAGACCTGCGCCTGTCGGTCGATTATGTCGACAGCGATCAGGTCACCGTCTACGGCGACAACAGCGAGATCCTGGTGC